AGCAACATTAAATGGAGTAAAAAATAATGGAAAGAAAATTTACATTGACAGAAAAACAATTAACTGATATACTATCAACAACATCAAGACTTCCCTGGGGTCAGGTTAATTCTATTATGGAGATATTAAAAAATGCCAAAGAATTTAAAGAACAAATCGAGGAAGAAAAAGAAACCGTTTCAGATAATAACAGTTGAAGCAACAGAGAAAAGACCTAGCTTTGTGTTTGTAGCACGTTTTGAAAATTGTTATAGGACGGATAATGATGAGTGAAAATGAGTTTTTATTTAATAAAAAGTTAGTACAAAGAATTAATATGTTCTGGTTAAAACGTGGTATTAATGCTGGAGCTAGGTTAAAGAAACATATAAAACCAGATGGAGAAATATATTATACAATAGTTTCTAATTTGATAGTTGAAAAAGATTATACAGTAGATGTAAGGAGAGAAAATTAATGGCAACATATAGTAACATTTTAACAAGACCTATGCGTGAAGATGATGTAGTAAATAAACCTCCACATTATAACAAAGGTAGTATAGAATGTATTAATGCTATAGAAGCTTCAATGAGTAAAGAAGAATTTGCTGGATATTTAAAAGGAAATGTGGTAAAATATTTATGGAGATATAATTACAAAGGTAAACCTAAAGAAGATCTGGATAAATCAAACTGGTATTTAGAAAGACTGAGAGGATTATATGAGTAATGCACAGGCACTACAAACACATTTACCATGTGAGGATTGTGGATCAAGTGATGCACTAGCATTGTATGACGATCATACATATTGTTATTCCTGCGAAACTTTTAAATGGAATGATGATTACAAACAACAGGATAAGAATGTTTATAAAATGGAAACAAACTTACAACATAAACCATTTAGAGGATTGTCAGAAGAGACAGTTAAATTTTTTGGAGTAACAGTATCATCTGATAACAATACACATCACTATCCTTACTATGATGCTAATAATAATATTGTTGGTACTAAAGTTAGGAATGTAATTAATAAAAACTTTTTCTCGCAAGGTGATATAAAAGATGCAGGATTGTTTGGTCAAAATCTTTTTAGAAATACTGGTAAGTATATAACGATATGCGAAGGTGAAGTAGATGCTATGTCTGCTTATCAAATGCTTGGCAGCAAATGGTCTGTAGTATCTATTAAGAATGGTGGACAGTCTGCTGTAAGAGATGTAAAGAAAAACTTTGAATACTTAGACAGCTTTGATAATGTAGTTATTTGTTTTGATAATGATGAGGTAGGAAGAACAGCTTCAGAAAAAGTTGCTCAATTATTTTCACCTCGTAAAGCAAAGATAGTTCCATTAGTAGAGAAAGATGCCAATGATTATTTACAAAAGAACAAGATAAAAGATTTTGTTAATGCTTGGTGGAACGCAAAGAACTATGTTCCAGATGGTATACTAGCATCATCTTCTTTAATTAGTTCGTTAGCTGAGACAGATGAAACACAGTCTATATCATATCCTTGGTCTGGATTAAATAGAATTACAGATGGTATGAGAGAAGGGGAGATGGTTGTTGTTACTGCTGAGACAGGTGTAGGTAAAACATCTTTCCTAAGAGAGATATGTCACTACTTATTAAAGAATACAAAGGAACGAATTGGTACTTTATTTTTAGAAGAGACACCTAAAATTAGTAGTGTTGGTCTTGCATCTATGGAAGCAGATATACCTGCTCATAAATTTAAGACCGTTTTGGAACCTAAAGATAGAGAACAATATGGAAAACAGATACTAGCTGATGATAGAATATATTTTTATGACTCATTTGGGTCAATGGATATTGACAATCTCTTAGCAAAGATTAGATACTATGCTAAAGGATTAGACTGTAGGTTTATTATTCTGGATCATATTAGTATTGTTGTTAGTGATGGACGTAATGGTGCAGATGAAAGAAAGATCTTGGATGAGATCGCAACAAAATTAAAAACCCTAACAATAGAATTAGGAATATGTTTGTTAGCTGTTGTTCATGTCAATAGACAAGGACAGATAAGAGGTACTGCTGGTATAGAACAGTTAGCTAACATGGTAGTAGGTTTAAAAAGAGATAGGTTAGCGGAGGATGACATTGAAAGAAACACTACAGACGTAGTTGTATGGAAGAATAGATGGACAGGTGAGACTGGAACAGCTTGTCACTTATACTATGATCCAGAAACAGGAAGAATGACGGAGAGAAATATATCAGATGTTGAAGCAGAACAAGAGAAAGTTAGTAGTTGATATTGAAACAGATAGTCTTGATGCTACAGTTATTCATGTTGCTGTTACGAAAGATATAGATACAAAAGAAGTACGGAGTTTTAGAGATGGAAAAGATTTTGTTGCTCATATTCATTCCATTCCTAGTGTGTTTATTATGCACAATGGAATATCTTTTGATGCTCCTGTATTAAATAGACTTTGGAACGCAAGGATAAAAGTAAATGATTGCATTGATACGTTATTATTATCACGTTTGTTTAGACCAATTAGAGAAAAGGGTCATGCTCTTGACGCATGGGGAATATATCTCGGATGTCCTAAAATACATTTCAATGACTTTGAAAAGTATTCAGAAGAGATGCTCAAGTATTGTAAACAGGATGTTGAAGTAACAGAGAAAACATTCTATCGTTTGTTAGAAGAAGGTAAAGATTTTTCAGAAGAGTCTATGGTTTTAGAACATGAAGTTCAACATATAATTAGTAAACAAATAAAAGTAGGTTTTAATTTTGATTTGCAGAAGGCACAATTATTATTAGCAGACCTGATGCAGAGGGCAAATGATATTCAAAAAGAAATTACAGAGAAGTGGCTACCAGTTGTTGCATTGGATAAAGAAGTTAAGATACGTCACACTAAAGACGGTAGACTTAGTAAGGTTGGTCTTAGTGGTATTCCTGATCCTATGTCTACTGTATGTGGTAACTTTAGTCGTATTAAATATGTTTCCTTTAACCTCTCATCTCGTCAACAAATTAGTGATAGGTTAAAAAGATTGGGATGGAAACCAAAAGAGTTTACAGAAAAAGGACAAGCTATTGTAAATGAAAAGGTTTTAGAAGGAGTAGACATACCAGAAGCAAAACAAATAGCAGAGTATCTAACATTAGAAAAACGTAATGCACAAATCAAATCTTGGATTGAAGCATCAGAGAAAGATGGGAGAGTGCATGGTAGTGTTATAACTAATGGAGCTATTACAGGACGTATGACACATAGAAAACCTAACATGGCTCAAGTACCTTCAACACGTAAACCTTATGGAGAAGAATGTAGGGAGTGTTGGATACCTAGTAGTGGTAATAGTTTGATTGGTATAGATGCTAGTAGTTTAGAATTAAGAATGTTATCACATTATATGAATGACAAAGAATATACAAAGGAAGTAGTTCATGGAGACATACACACAGTTAACCAAATGGTTGCAGGATTGCAATCAAGAGATCAGGCAAAAACATTCATCTATGCTTTCATCTATGGAGCAGGAGATGCAAAAATTGGAGCTGTCGTTGGTGGAAGTAGAGCAGATGGAAAAGAACTTAAAGAACGATTTCTCAGTCGTACTCCAGCACTTGCAAATCTTAGAGAAAGAGTCTTTAGGGCTGCTAAAACTGGTAAAATCAAGGGTCTTGACGGAAGGTATCTTACGATAAGGTCTGAACATTCAGCACTTAATGTTTTATTACAAGGTGCAGGTGCTATTGTAATGAAGAAAGCTTTGACTATTTTTTATCAAGACTTATTAAAACAAAGACTTAATCCTGCAAAATACTTTGTTGCAAACATACATGATGAGTGGCAGTTAGATGTACCAAAAAGACTTTGTGAACAAGTAGCGAACATAGGTATACGGTCTATACGCAACACAGCACAAGCTCTTAATCTTAACTGTCCTCTTGATGGTGAATATAAGATAGGTAATAATTGGTCACTAACTCACTAGGAGAAAAAATGTTGTATACATATGATACGTTTGAAAATAAATTAGCAAAGTTTCACAAAGCTTTTGGACATCCCATAGGTAAAGAGTTTTCTAAAGCAGATAGTGAATTACCTTTAAAACTTATTAGAGAAGAATGTAATGAATTAATGGAGGCTAAAGATGTACCCAATATAAAGAAGGAGTTAGTAGATTTAGTATATGTTTGTGTGTCTATGTCTGTAAGGTATGGATGGGATTTATCTGTTATGTTTAATTTAGTTCATGCTTCTAATATGACAAAGTTAGATGATGATGGTAAACCTATTTATCGTGAGGATGGTAAAATATTAAAGTCAAACAATTACTTACCTGTAGACTTGACAAAGTTGTAGAAGTAGTTTATAATAATAGTACGATTAATTTTATAGGAGAAATAATCAATGGCTAAAGCAGATGTTTATACAGTTGAAGGACTTGCATATTGGGCTAAGTTAGATCAGCCTAGACGTAATCCTTTTATTAATGAAGAACAATACTCTATTAAAGTGTATGTTGATGCACGAAACAAAAAACTATTAGAGTCTTTAAATTTAACAGCTTCTGTTAAGAAAGATGATATTGGTGAAGGATTTAGTTTTGTTCTCAATGCTGTTACAAAAAGTGGTAAACCAGCAATACCTCCAAAGGTGTATGATTGTGATATGAATGATGTTACACATGATGTATTGATTGGTAATGGTAGTAAAGTTGTAGTAGAGTTTGCTGTTCTAGAAGTACCAGGTGGTCCAGCTAAAGGAAAGAACAAAGCATTTATACGCAATGTTCAGATCATTGATCTTATTCCTTATGAGGGAGCAGGTGGAAGTGGTGGATCATCTACTACATTTAAGAAGAGAGATGATGGTTTTTCTGCTTCCAATAATGAGTACCTAGAAGAGCAGTTTGCATAATGGAAAAAAAACTTGATACTCTGGTTGGAGATATTTATGATCTCTTTAATGGTGAAGAAAGTCACTACCCAGAAGACAATAATATTAGAATACTTTTAAATGGTATTGCTAAAGCTGTCAGATTAAAGATGTTAAAGAACAGAGAGTGGGAACCTCGTTTGAGAATGTCTAATATAGGTAAACCAGATCGTCAAGTTTGGTACGAACTGAATAAAGCTCCAAGAGAAAAGTGGCTGCCTAATACACAGATTAAATTTTTATTAGGTGATATTATCGAGGAGCTTTTTCTTTTTCTTGCAAAAGAAGCTGGACACAAAGTAGAGGGAGAGCAAAAAGAAATAGAGATTGATGGTATCAGAGGACGCATGGATGCTATTATAGATGGTGTAGTTGTTGATGTTAAGTCTGCTAGTTCTTTTGCTTTTAAAAAATTTAGAAACAATACCCTTGCAGAAGATGATCCTTTTGGTTACATAGATCAGATTAGTGGTTATGCTCAATCAGAAGGAGAAGAGTATCCAGCTTTTCTTGCAGTCGATAAACAAAATGGAACAGCAACTATATCAAGAATAAAAGCAAAGAATGTTAAACCTAGAATTAAAAAATTAAAACAACTATTAGATAAAGACACACCTCCAGAAAGATGTTATGAAGATGTAGCTGAAGGTGTTAGTGGCAATAGAATTTTACCTATAGGGTGTGCCTATTGTGGATTTAAACAACATTGTTGGTCTGATGCTAATGGTGGTAAAGGTTTGAGAACTTTTGCTTTTACTCATGCCATTAAACATTTTACAGAAGTAGTTAGAGAACCAAAAGGTAGAGAATTAAATGTTGGAAACTCGACAATTAATAATTGACAAATGCGATCAGACTGATATACTAGATATACTAGATATATCTGTAGAAGAACTTGTGGATATTCTTTGGTACAAGATCTCAGACAACATGAATAAGTTTGAAGACGTTTTAGATATTGATTTTGGGAATGAAGACAATGAGTTCAGAGAGTAAAGCTAAGAGAAGAGAGAGACTTAAAGCTAGTCTAAAACATAATCCTATAGCTAAAGATCTCAGGACTCCCAAATATAAAATGCGTGTTGTTGAAGATAAACGTAAAAAAGATAGTAAGCATAGTATTAAAAAACAAATAATAGAAGAGATAGAAACTGATGGGTAAAAGTCAAAGGACTAAAGGAGCATCAGAAGAAAGAG